TCGATCGCGTCGGCCGCGCCGATGTCCACCGTGATGGCGACGCCCGCGATGTAGAGCGTGATCTCGCCCGCGACCGTCCACGTGCCCGAGATGACGCTCGTGACCGTCGCCGCGGTTCCCGCCGACTCCGTGATCGCGAGCATGTACTTCGGAACGTCGGGCGCAACCTTCTGCGCCGCGAGCCACATGCGATGCAGTTGTGAGCCAACACCGCCCGCCGTGATGGCTTCCTCGGCCGAGGTGACCGCGCGGATCTCCGAATCGAGCGTGAGATTGCCGCCGGACGTACGCATCCCGACGAGAAGCAAGTACATCGGCAGCGACGCAGCCGAGACGGTGCCCGATCCAAAGACGATCAAGCCGCCGAAGACGGGGCGCTTGTAGCTGTTGTTGATGCCGACGATGTCGAACGCCATGCGATTCTCCGGGCGCAACGCCGCCGTCCCGCGCGCCTATGGGCGGCAGGGGTGCGCGCGCGAAAACTGTCTGGTCAGGAGGGCTGCGAGCCCTCGCCCTTTGCCGACTCTTTGGCCGCGGATTTCGCCGCTTTCACGGCGTCTTCCTTCGATTTCTTCGCTTTTGCGTCGAGATCGCCGTGCTTTTTCGCGTCGAAGGGGGCGCCGCAAAGCTTGGCCGTCTCGGCGTCCGCGGCGAGCAGATCGCCGTCGAGCACGCAGCGGCGGTAGTACGCCGTGAAGGGCACCTCCACCGACGCGTCGGCAAAGACGAAGTGATACTTCTTCGACTTCGTGAGCTTCTCGAGGTCGACGACCGCACCGACGAATCGGTCGAGCGCCATCTCGTGAAGCACTGCCCCGCGCTCGGGGTTGGCTCGTACCTTCAGGTTGGGCATGTTTTCTCGGTCAGGTGAAGGTGAATGCGTTCGGGAGCGAGTAGCTCTCCGTGCTTGGATTGGTCACGACGCAGGCCACAATGCCCGCCGCGTGCGCCGGAGTGACGGCGGTGATGGTTGTCGGGCCGACGACCACGATGCTCGTGCAGGCAACCCCGCCGAGCTCGACGCCCGCGCCGTCCATGAAGCTCGAGCCGGTGATCGTGATGGCCGTTCCGCCCGCCGCGGTGCCCGTGCTGGGCGCCACACCGGTGACGACGAGGTCGAACAGGAAGTCTTCGGTCTGAATCTGCGGGGCTTCGCCGCCGGTCATCTGACCGGACACGCCACCGTCGAACGGGTCCCAGCGCGTGAGGTCGAGGTTGAGCTTCTCCTCGATGAGGAGCTCCATCGAGAGGCTCGGGTACCTCAGCGGCTTGACGCCGGCCTCTTTCGCTTCGACCGTGACAAGCTCGAAGCGAGCGCGGCCGTGGGTGATGCTGCAGAGGCCAAGGTGGTCGTAGACGAGCGAGCCGAGGTACGCGGCCTGCGCCTCCGTCTCGCCCGGAAGGATGAAGCTCGGTGTGCGACCGCGATCGAGGGCGATGTCGATCGCCGAAACCAGCGCGTTCATGTAGGGGAGCCTGGCGCGTTGCCGGTCCTGCGCGACGCTCTGGAAGATCCAGCGCAGCATTAGCGTCGACGGGCGAATGCGCCAGTCTTGGGCGATCTGCCGAGGCCGTCCGATTTCGGACCGGTGAAGGAAGAGCGCCGGGAGTTCGTTGTCGTTGAACCACGCGATCGTCGGATCGTGCGGGTACGCTTTGACGACGACGTTGGGCCGGTCCTTGGAGATGGCTGCCCACGCGATCGTCGCGTTAGCGTCCGTCTTCAGGAATGTGACGAGGTAATCGAGGAGCCGCTGGAGCAGCGGATCGCCCGCGCTCTCCCCAGCCGCCGGGGTCGCCGTGGGGATCGGTAGTACGCCCCACGTGTCCGCCATTGGTCACCTTTCGAGCTTGTCTTTGAAGCGGACGACGGCGCGCTCGGTGCCGCGCTCGAGCGACGCTTGCGCGCGCTGCGATGCCTGCGGCGTGAACGGGTACGCGCGCGCGCGCGACGTTCCTGCGTCCACGTGGCTGGCGTAGTCCGCCGGCCAGCGCATCTCTGCTTCGCTTCGGACGGGTACGGCGCGTGCCGAGCCAGAGAGCCGAAACGTTTGGTCTTCGTAGGGGTGGTTCGCCTGCGCCTCTTGGATGCCGGCTTCAGCCGCCTCCAGAGACACCGTGCGAAGCTCGTCCCTCATGTCTTCTTCGGCGCGCGCGGCCTCGACGAGAAGCTCGTGTGCGCCTTCGATCTCAGCGGTGAGGTGCATGATTAGAGCGGATGGTCCGAGTCGAACGGACTCTGCATCGCTTGGAAGGCGAGCCTGCGCCGGTGCATTTCACCCGCACGTTGTCAGAATTCGCCCATGCCGCCGACGAACACCTTCACGGGTTCGTCCTCGTCCTCGACTTGGCTCACGATGGAGGCGCCGTCGAGCGCGGACGGCTCTGGCGCCGTGTCGATGCCGAGCGTGGTCTCCCGCTTTCGCATGCGGGTCAGATCGCGCTCAGCGGCGATCATGCGCTTCTCCCAGTCCTGCCGGACGATCTCCGGATGGCGCTGGCCGGCCATCGCTTGCGCGACGTCGAGCGTCATGCGCTTCAGTTCGGCAGGCACCGGGCTCGGGAGCGTCGCTCCATAGGTCGGCTGGTAGTAACTCAGCACCTTCGACTCGGCGTCGGCGATGAGTTGGTCGACTGGGTTCGTGTCCGCGACGCCATCATTGTTGTCGTCGAGGATGGCCCTGACAACGTTGATCGACATTCGGCTCTCGAGGTCGGTCTGCGCGATGATGACGCCCACGCGGTCACTCCTCGGACTTCACCCCGACGAGCTCGAGGCACGAGAGGGTTGCGGCCACGTGCTCGGGGAGATCGACGATCTCGCCGGCTGCGTAGGTCTTGCCGTCGAGGCTGAGCGATCCGTGAGCCCACACGCGCCGCTTGGTCTCCTGCTTCGCCTCGGGCTCGTCGTCCTTCGGCTCGGCGGATGCTTGGTCGGTTTTCATCACGTTCAGGCGATGGCGTTGACGACGAGGTAGCCGGTGTCGCCCGCGACGACCTTGTGGTCTTCGCTGACACCGACCTTGGCGAGGTAGCCGCCGGCCTTGCCGACCGCGGCGTCGAACCACTCGTTCGTGACCGGATCGCCGGCGGAACGGAAGGTCGATCCGAAGTGTGCGCTGCGGCGCGTGGCGCGCTCTGCAACGCGGAGGATGCCGAGGTGCTTGCCCCAGATGCGCGGGTAGGACGCTGCCGCGCCCGCGTTCGCCGTGTCTTCGCGCGCGGCCCCGATGAGATAGTCGTCGCAGTCGAAGTAGCGCGCGAGTTGCTGACGCGTTGCCAGCCCCTCCGTGGTGTACTTGAAGAGATCGCGGAGCGCTGCGTGGCGCGCGAGGACGTTGTAGACTTCGAGGCTCGAGAACATCACGCGGCGCGTGCGTCCCTGGCCCATCCACAACGCCGCGAGGGCGTCTTGGACGTTCTTGATCGGGTCACCGCCGCCTGCGCTGTTCCACTGATCGGAACCCGCGAGGGTGACCGTGTTGCCGGCGTAGTTGCCAGCGGTCGTGACGATGGTTGCAATGCGCTTCTCGCGCTTGAAGGCGAGCCCGTCGTTGATGGCCTCGATGAGGTCAAGCATCTCGTCGAAGGGCGCGTCCTGGTTGTTGACGGTCTCGACGTCGACGAAGTTCTGCAGCGCGTAGTCCTTCACGCTGTAGTTGTCCGAGCTGCGGCTCTCGCTGAGCTCGTTGGCGCGACCGCGCGCACCGATCGCGTCGTCGGGAAACGCGAATCGCTCGCGCTTCGGGAAGACGGCGTAGTCGTCGGAGCGTTTGCCGCACGGAACGATCGGCATCAGGCTCTCGCCGATGTACTCGTCGTTCTTGTACTGCACCGACAGGTTCGCGAGGAACGCGTTCGAGTGCACCTGCGACGGCGAGACGCCCTTCAGGTGGAGAATCGAGTCGTTCAGGCGCTTGGCCCTCTCGACATCCTCGCCAACACGCGCGCGCAAGAGGCGACGCGTTTCCTTGGCGAGCTTCTCGTAGTGGAGGCCCTGCTCCGTCCGCTGCGTTTGGATGATATCGGCGGCAGAAAGTCCAACGGTCATTGTCTTTGTCTTTCGATGTGCGGCCGCTCGCGCGGCGGTAGTTTGGTTGAGGGGCTCAGGCCATCACGGTGCTGTGCCGCATCGGCATCAGACCCACGAGGTCGCCGACGACGCCGGACTGGAGGAAATAGCCAGCGATGTGCACCAGGGTGGTCCCGCCGCCCACGGTCTGATCGGTGAGACCATCCGCTGCGTTGACGGCAGCCGCGCCGCGCGTTGCGCCGCCGGTGCCGACCTTGACCTTGATAATGCTCGCGCCGCACAAGAGGGCGACTTGCACCTTCGCGGCAGCAACGGCGGACTCGATTGCGATGCCGAAGCCCGCCTCGTTCGCGCCCGCGTCCTCGACCTCGTCGTCGGCCGCGCCGAACTTGATCAGTCGATTGGCTGTTGCCGCTGCGGCGGCCTTGACGGTGAAGGTGCGGATGACCGCGTTCTCGAGGTTCTCGTGTGCTCGCGTCGCCATGGAAATCTCCGTTCAGCGAGCTCGGCCCGCTGTCGTTGTCGTTGTCGTTCTTTGGTGGGTGAGGCGCTCAGTTGCGCGCGGACTTCTCGATGCCGTCGACGAGATCGCCGAGGTCGTCTGCTCCGGGCGAGGCCTTCGTGGTGGCTGCCGGAACGATCTGCTCGTCCAGCCTCATCGGCTGGCGCTTCGAGATCATGTCGTCGAAGAGGGCCTTGTCGGCCTTGCGCAGCTTCACGAAGCTGTCCTTCTCGACTGGGGCGATCTTCTTGCCGATGAGCGCGCCGACCTCGAGCTCAACGAGCTTGTCGTTGGTCTCGCCTGCGGACTTGAGGGCCGCGTCGCGCTCGGCGACCGCCTTCGTGTGCTCCTCGCGGACCGTCTCGAGCGTCGCTCGCGTCTCGGCGAGGGTCTTCTCGACAGCGCGCACGTCGGCTTCGCGCTCGGCGAGGTCGGTGTTGGCTTTGTCGAGGGCTTTCTGGAGGGCTTCGCTCATTGGATTGGTCTCGGGGGCTGGCGGTGAGGGTTTGGTGTCGTTGGGCGCGCGAACCGCACGCTGTTTCATCTTGGCGAGCGCGTCCGGGTTTGCCGGCAGCGGGACGACCGAAATCTCGTAGAGCTCGTTGTCGTCGAGCACGAGAACCTCTTGGTCGTTCTCCATCTCGTAGCGGTACGTGTGCGGCCTGAAGCCGACGCTGACCGCGCGGAGCGTCTTTTGCTGGATCGACTGCCAGACCTGCTCAGCGAGCGGGTTGGCCTCGGCGGTGGCGAACTTGAGGGTGCACTCCAGTTGCCCGTCGACGACGGCCACGGCGATGCATTGTCCTACGGGCAGGGCGTGTCGATCGTGCGCGAAGAGGACGATGGGGTTGCGCTGGTAGCGTTCGAGGTCCCAGTGCTGCACGACGCGCTCGTCGTAGCTATCGAGCGCATCGGTCGATGCGACGAACGTAGCCGTACGCGATCCCTCGTCAGAAGCTCGGAACCGCAGGCCATCCGATCGAGATACGAAATCGTCCGGTAGCTCGGGGGCGAGGGCGCGCGGTGCTTTCTGTTCTGCATGCGTCAAGGTCACTCCTCGGCGGGTTCTTTTGGCGTGGCTTCGGGAACCGTTTCCGGATCCGGCGGCTCGACACCCACGACCTCTTCGTCGTCCTTCGGGGTCGGAGCGCCCACCTGTTTGCGCACCCAGTTAGCCGCGAGACGCAGCCGAACGTTGGGGCCGGCGAGCTTGTCGATGCCCTCGGCGAACGCCTTCAGGTTGACGTTGTCTTTGACGATGAGCCGGAAGTAGGGGATGGGGGCGGTGTCGCCGAAGTTCAGCGCGACCATCGGAGCGATGACGTCGCGCGTGACGACCATCGAAAGGTTCCGGACGTCGGACTTGAGGATCATGTCCTCTTTGCGTTCGCCGACCTTGGCCTGCGCGTAGCCGCTCGAGGCCGACGCCTCGGTCGTCTCGGTCTGTCCGAGTACGGCCTTGCTCATGTCGCGGCCGACGTGGTCGCGCAGAGATTCGTGGTTGCCCTTGCCCTGACCGCCGCTGCCCTGGGGCCACTCCGTACCGATCTCGACGGTGTTCGGGATCGCCGCCACACCGTTCGAAGTCAGCGCGCGGAGGATGCTGATCAGGTCGTTGACGTCCTTCTCTTCTGCGAATTGCGTCCGGTCGTACGTGGCGATGCGCTGGGGCTTCCAGGCAATCTCGCCGAGCTTCAGCCAATCGGCGAGGCTCCAGTTGCGGAACATTGCGGCCCACACCAGGGGCCGCATGAGGCCCTCGCGGACCTCGACGTCGCCGTTAATGCGCGGCTGGCTGCAAACAAACTTGTTGGGGACCGACTTGAAGTCGATCTCTTTCGGTGACGCGGGGTCATCCCGAAAGATGAGCCGGCCATCCGAGCGACGAAAGCCGAACCGGCGCGCGTCGATATTCTTGAAGTCGCGCGGCAGGCTCTGTCCGGTGCTCGAGTCCCAAAGGATCTCGGAGACCGCGAAGCCCGGATAGAACGCGCCGGACATGTGCGCCAGCATCCGGTGGAAGGGCTCGTTCGTGCGCAGCGCGCCCTCGACGAACTTCTTCTGCCGTTCGCCGTACGTGCTCTCCGGATCCTGATCCGGAAAGAACAACTCCCAATCGAGACCCTGGACCGCGAGCTCGCGCGATTGGAGGATGCCGTGGAGGTGACCGTCCTTCTGTCGCGACTCGTTCGCGAGGTCGATCAGCCGATCGGGGCGCCCATCATCCGCGAGGCGGATGAAGGTGGAAACTTGGGCGGGCGTGACGCCGCCGCCGATGCGCGTGAACTGATTCCAGAGCGGCAGATCGGTGACGACGCTTGCCACTCCGCTCGAGCGCGCGGCCTTCTCGAGGCCGAGTGCGCTGCGAAGGCCGTTCGCGAGCGAGTTGAAGATGCCCATGCGTTCATCGCCGCGCTGGTCGTCGTTGTCCCGGCATGCCGAGGATGTTGAGGTTCGTTGTGCTCGTCGCGTTCGTGACCGCCGTCACGCGCACGTAGACCACCTTGGCGCCGAAGCAGCGGATCTCTTGCAGATCGCTGTTCTGCGCGAGGACAGCAGTCGTCGGCGCGGCAACGGCGGCGAGCGCCGTGATGCCTGGGGTGGCCCCGAGGAGCAGGCGCTTCCACCGCGAGCCGTCGGGCGCGTCCGCATCGCGGAAGAGCAACTCGAGCGTCGCTGTGGGGGCGGTGCCCGCCGTGATCTCGACGCCCAAGAAGATGGTGTCGAGACCGTCGCAGCTGATGGCGGCGGCGACCGGGAAGTTCGCGTCGGTGAGCGTGGTGCTGTCGGCCGCAATGGCGCCGGGAATGGCGCGCAGGACGGCGAGCTCGCCGTCGAAGAAGCCGGACGTATTGCGCGCCACGGCCTATCAGGCTCCGTTGTGCGTGATGATGTTGCAGGAGACGAGCACGAAGCCCGTGCCCGCGGTGTAGGCGGACGTGATGCGATCGTGTCGCAGGGTCTCGGTGGGTTTCCACACCGGACGCCGAAGGGCGATGGTGCCCCACTGCGCGCCGATGGTGCCCTGGGCCGCGAGGCCCGAGGAGGCGACGAGCATAGCCGCGAGGTCGCCAGCCGCACCACCGAGCAGATCGCCCTTGGTCGTGTAGCCGGTCTTGGTCGAGCTCGAGACGCCGATGGTGCTGGACGAGCCGCCGGTCCAATCCGCCGTGACACGCCAGCGGAACTCGAGCATCTCGAGCAGGCAGCCGGCGGGAATCGTCAGGAGGACCGTCGCGTCGGCGGTGCCGAACGCGATCGGAATCGCGAGGAGGTTGTTGCCCGGCATGCGCAGGAAGCGGCCGGAGCCGGAGCCAGGCGTCGCCGTGATGAGGTCGTCGCCGGTGAGGGCGCTGGTCGAGTGGAATCGCCAGTTCGACCCGTCGTCGAGCTTGTGGAAAAGCTGGCCGTGCACGCGCCGATCGGCGGGGATGCCCTTCAGCTCGGTGAGGTCCGCAACGGGCGTGCCGATGCGCTTGCTCACCTCGATCGCGCCGAGGTCGCCGTAATTCAGCTTCATGTCTTGGATCCTTTAGAAGCCGCGGTCGTCGCCGAGGCGGTAGTGGCTGCCGGTCGAGTTCGGCACAATGAGCGGTGTGCCGCGTCCCATGATCGAGAGCGTCACGGCATCGGCGCGGTCCGGAGACCTGCCGAGGCGTTTCTTGATGTCGGCCTTCTCTTCGATTTGCCGACGACCCTTGTTGAACTTGTATTTGTGGGCGACGAGCTCGCCAGCGAGACGGTCGTCGTGCGGTAGGGCGCCGCCCTTGCGGAGCCAGTCCGCCAGACCGAAGAACATCTCAGCGCGTCGGTTGACGAACTCCTCGGGCTCATCAGCCTTCTCTGAAGAATTCACGTCCACGACGCGTAGCCACTCGAGCCGCATGTGGCGCAGAACATCCGCCACACCGCCGCCGCCGGTCACGTCGACCGCAACGGTCACATGCTCGGCCTTGTGACGCAGCGCCTGTGCGCGCCCCACAACCCACTCCGCCGCATCTACGTTGTCTTTGCGGTTCACCGCTTCGAGCTCGCCGATGCGAAGCCCACGCCGTGGAGCCATGACGGTCTCGTCGTCGCCGAAGCGCGCTACGTCGAGCCCAATGGTCAGCGGCTCTTTGCCGGCGTCCTCGGTCCAGATCGCCTGCGCGGCCTCGAGCAACGCGACGCTGATGACCGTGTCGGCCGCCTGCGCCGGGAACTCGCCGAGCACGCGAATCTGATAGAGCGGGCTCTCGACGCCCCACTCGTGCTTCGCGAACTCGATGAACTCGGGACCGGCAAGGCCTGGGACCTTGCCGCCGTGAAAGTTTGGCGTCTCGGTGGACGCAATGTGCATCGTCTTCCACGGCCGCCCGCGACCCTCATGGAAGGCCCGGTAGAACGTGCCCGACGTCTGCGTCGGGTTGCCGGTCATGACGACCTTGCCGCCGCCGGAGAGGTTGCCGATGATGCTCGGGAAGAGTTGCTCTGGGTATCCGCTCGCCTCATCGACGAGCGTCATCTGACGCGGGGAGCTGATGCCCTGCATCCGCTCGGCCTTGTCCGTGGTGATCGAGATGATCCCCCACTTCTCGCCGAACGACAGGCCCTTCGTCGGGTCCTGATACAGGTGCCCGCCGAGGGGCACCTTCGCATTCAGATACAGCAGCCGAACTTCCGGCCACAGAATGTTGCGGACCTGATGGGCGCTGGGCGCTGTCAGGATCACGCGCGAGTCACCAGGCCGGGTCACCACCCACCAAAGGGCCGTGATGCCGAGCGCGTGGCTCTTGGATACCTTTTGCCCGCTTCGACACGCGACCGCATCGTTGGATGCAATCGCGCGCAGTAGCTCGGCCTCGCGCTCCCAGGGCTGAACGCCGAGGGCGCCGACGGCGAATGCTACGGGATCATCACGCCACTGCCGGAGGTCGTCCAGCGTCAGCGCGTTCGATTGCGGCGAACAGATGGGCGAGTCCACGGCCGCTCCTCGCGTCGTCGTCTCCGCCCGCGCCGGCGTAGTGAAGTTTCCGGTCGAGTATCTGGGCCTCGAGCTTCTTGAACTCGATCCACGTTCTGGCCGCCTTCGGCCACGGTAGCGTCGCTGCCTTCTCGGCAATCTCGACGCGCAAGAACTCAAGACGGTCGAGGTCCGCCGTCACGTGCGACGCCAGCTTCTCCTGCGTCACCGCGCGCGCGATGTCCGACCGCTGCGCTCGGCGCTTCAACAGCAGCCGATGCACTCGCTTCTCGGTCAGAAGCGCATCGCCCGGCAACTCGACCAGCTTCGCGATCTCCCGCGAGGTCTTCCCCTCGGCGGCGAGCTCGAGAATCTTTTGCTCGGCGGCCTCAGGAAGCGGAGGAACCGCACGGCCCCACAGCTTCTTCTTCATGGCCGGCTCTTACGTACTTTGTCGCGTGTTGTCGTACATTTGTGGAAGTGCCGGGTAGCGAGCCCGGGTCCAGAAAGCTTCGTGGCGCATCGTCTACGTGCGTGTCCGGTTTACGTCCGGCGTCGAGGGACGATGGCTTCCGCCATGATCCTCCACCAGCGGTTTAGGTCCGCGTACCGTTGCGCGTCTTCCCGCGCTGCCCGCCCTTGTGGTTCACAGCGACGCGGCTACCAGGGCTTCTGGTCGGTCGCCGCCGAATCAGGCCGCTTGCGCGAACTGTTCGGGGATTGCGTTGTCGTTCGCAATTGACGTTGCCCGCTTGAACAGACCGGGCGCTGTTGCACGCAATGCGTCGCTCGTCTCCCTGTCGAATCCATTCACTCCCGTGGCCGTCAGTCATCCTCGCCGCAATCAGCGCCCTCGCGCTCGTCGATGTCGAGGATGTAATCGTTCAGGAGATCGCCGTCGACGTCGACCATGTCGAAACCAAATTCGTCGACCAAGCTCTTTGGCTCCATACAACCCCTGCCTTTCACCCAGTACGTAAAGAGTGCGTGTGGTGGTCTTGAACGGCGTTGATTGGATCGCTATGGCTCAAGTTGGACCGGAGTTCGGCAAGGGTCGTCTCAAGAACCTCGATCCGGGCCTCTAGTTTCGCGAACCGCGAGCGTGCCTTTCGGCGTTGCTTGTGCACCTCGCGCGCGAGCTGTGGAAGACCGAGCACTCGTTCGACACCCAATCGATCCATAATGTCGGCACGCACATAGACCTTCCCCATTCGGTTGGGGCCCCCTGCTGTTTTCAGAAGGACAGCGCCATAAAGTTCTCGGTCGAGCGCCTCAAGGATGCGGAGGGCCCTGCGCGCGTCGAGGTTGTGAGCGCGAGCGAACGCTGTAAGCTCCATGAAGCCCAGTGGCATCTGGTTGGCTGCGGGGCGCGGCATCAGCCCACATCCTGGACGCGCCGACGACGATACTTGGCCCAGGACTCCTCCCGATACTTCTCGGGCCCGCGCGCAGCCACGTAAGCGCGGCACGAGGCGGCGACAATATTCTCGGCGGCGTTCTTGATGCGCAGCCGAAGTATGTCCTCTTTGTCGATTCGCTTAGAGAGCGCCGTCCTGGCAGTGGTTTTGCCATCAGTGGCGGCGGCTTGGGCCTCGTCGGTGTCCTCCGCCACCAGCGTGAGATCGGCAAGTCGAGCGTAGTGCGGGCGGTGCACAGGATCGTCATGACGCGGATCAGGGTCCGTGGCACTGATGGCCCCCTTCGCTGCGGTCGCCTTCACTACAACTCGTTTCGCGCACCCGCGTACTTCGTCCATCTCGGGGCCGTACACGAGCCACAGGGCGCGGATGTGATCGACGTCAAGCGCCGTCATCACGTCGCGGATGAATCGGTACCGTCCGGCTGCATCGATCCGATGGTCCGTCCATGGATTTGTCCACGCGCCCTCGTGCGTTCCGGATGAATGAACGTCGTACTCCAGTGGAACCCACCCATCGGTCAGCCATGCGGCGGCATCTTTGCCAAACGCCTCCGCAAAGCGCCTTTTTGCTTCGCGTAGTTCGGCACGCTGTCGGATCATCTTGCCTTGCCAGGCATCCCAATCGAGCGCGTCCATCTCACGCGACCACGCACGCCACGCACGAACGGCCGGATTTTTCTTCTTGAATTCGCGCTTGCGAGCAGCTTGGCGCGCGCGGTCGCTGCGCTCATCATCCGTCAGGCCCTTGTGCCCGTCGGACATGTTGTAGAGCTGCAGCATCTCGATCTGCATGCCGAAGTTCGACCGCATGCCGAACTCGGCCTCTGCCTCGTTCCAGAACCACCGGACGTCCGCTTCATCGCGCGCCCCTAGTCGACTCGGCGCCGCCTTCGCTGTCCATGCTTCGATGTCTTGAGCAACCATGAGAACCTCCGACCGAGACCAGCCCGGTCAACGTTTCACGCAACAGCGTCGGACACTTGTCGAACCTCGAACCGTGCTTATCCGGTTCATGCACTTCATCAATCCAGGCCCCAGCGGTTCCCGCCCGAGAAGTATTCGGAGTGACCTCCGTTACCGAATGGATCGTCGCTGCTGTCGCTCTCCTCCGAGCCTTCTTTGTAGCCCTCTTTGTAGGCAGCATCGTCGGTTACCGTCTTAGCTTTTCGGGCAATGCCGTCGCGGGCCACATCAGGACGACCCTTCCGCCCGTCCGCTTTGCCTTTTGCTCGAAAACTGGCCACACGTTCTTTGGGTCCGCTCATTTTTTCATCTCCTTGGTGTGTCAACCGGATAAGCATGCCTCGAACAACTCTTCCACGCTCACCAACCACGATCCGGAAAACCCGTCCTGAAGCTCGTGCTCCTCGAAGTCGTCGAGGTCGATCGCCGCAGCGACGGCATCCTCGATGTCGCCCGCTGCGACCGCCTTCGCGAGCCGCATGTACTTCGCGTGCTGACGCTCGGTGTAGCCGTGCTGCTCGCCCATCTCGTCGCACCAATCGAGCACGCTGTTGGCGAACTGCGCGCACTGGTCGGCGCCTTCGTAGCGCGGCGTCGGAAGCATCTCAGTCCCCCTCATCGAGCAGCGATTCGACGTCGAAGAATGCCGCGCTCTTCGGAGCCTCCGCGCGGCGAGAGGTGCTAAGCGTGTCCGGTCCGCGGCCCACGCTCTCCGAAGTCTGCGGCGGCTCGACCCCCGTCCCATCACAGCGGGAGCACTTTTCCTGGTAGACCTCGCCCGGGCCGTCGATCTTGTCCGGCCCCGTTCCGAAGCCGCCGCACTCGGAGCAGGCGATTGGCCCGTGGCTCTCCAAACCCTCCCACGCCGAGCGGAGTTGGGCGCCCGCCTGCTCGTCGCGCTTATCCGCCACACACATTGCGGCGACGGTCCACGCCTGCTGGATGTTGCCGGCTAGCTTGTCCCACGCGTCCGGATCTTCGAGCGGCTTCTCGCGGCCCTTCATCCATTTCAGATACGTCTCGAACGCGAGACGTCCCAGTTCGTTCGGCGTCATCAGTTTGGCTTCCTTCGTGAGCCCAGGCGATCCATCACGGCCCTTTGCACGCTTGCGCGCTCGTCCCAGACGAACTCGATCGGCTTCGGGCGCAGTTCGGGCTCCACGACCACCGCAAAGTCGAGCAGGACCATGCCCGCGTCCAGCAGCCCTCGTCCAACGACGCTGAGCCCAACCCCGATTCGGTACCTCCAGGATCTCATCACGCCACCTTTCTTACGTTGCCAAGCTTCATCGCCACAGCGAGCGCGCACCCCGCGGCGTCGCGTTGGTGATTGTTCGTTCGCGGCATGTTGCGAATCAAAACCGCCAGCGCGCCCCTCACGTGCCCGTCTGACGCGTTGGCGCGCCCGACCACGGCCTTGCGCCACTCCTGAGCGCTGAGCCGCTCCACGCGCCAGCCAAGCGATGTGGCAATGCCGAAAATCTCGCCAGCGACCCGCGCGGTGTCGAGCAGCGCCCTGCCGCGAGCATGCTCGAACACGTAACCGCTCGGCGTCTCGACGGCGATCAGCGTGCCCGGGAGTTGGCGATGGAGCTGGTCGGCGATCTCAACGTGGTGACGCACCAC